GCTAAACTCTTCAATAAAGCCGCGGAGTGCGGGTTGGGTAGATTGTGCGTTTGAATAATCAAACTCATCGAGAATCACAATCTTCTTTGCACCAGACAATGAAACTGTACTAGCGAAATTACGAATTTTCGTTCTGAGGGTATCGATGTTACCGTCTTCAGAACAGTTAATAATAATGTTGTCGGTGTCCAACTCATTACAAAGGGCTTTTGCAATAGTTGTTTTACCGCAACCCGCACTCCCCGACAAGAGAAGATTTTGTGATTCTCCAGAATCTACCATACTATGAAAGGTAGACTTGATAGATTCTGGTAGAATACACTCGTCGATTGTCTTTGGGCGATACTTTTCAACCCAAAGATATTCTGATTTGGACATCTAATCACTCTCCATACTTAGAATCGGATTCAAGAGCAATCCAATAAGTCAACTCATCGTTTACTTTCTTAAACTGACTAATCACCTTATCGGTAATCTTAACGTCATAATCTCCAGGCAGCATCTTTAGATTTTCTGCTTTGAAGTAGAATGTAAAATCAGAATCGGTTGGAACTTGACCGAGTTCAATGGAATAATTGTTAGAGGTTGCATCTGCTTTATCTAGTGCAACAATCTCAAGTGATTCACCATTAGATCGAATCGCAATGTCATTGACTTGCAATACAGAAGATGCCTTAAGAATATCATTCAGGATATCCTGTGTGATTGTGCAATCAATCACAGACTCTGGCATGTTAATTTCCTTGTTTACGGTTGTGAGAAGACGGGGTTCAGAATAATGATATGTTACTTCTGACTTCTTCTTCTCATCTCGAATCACAACGAACTTTTCGTGAAATTCAAACTCAGGATTGGTAAACAAAGAAACAGTACCAAGAAACTTACTCAAGTCCCAGATACCAAATTCTGTGTCAAAATCTTCTTCGACAGTTGCCTCCGACATGACATTCTTAACTGGTGAAATTGTAACTAGTTTGTTACCAGGCTTCACTAGAATGTTTGAGTTGATTGTCGAAAAATTCTTGAGTACATCAAGAGTTCTCTGCGAAAGAGAAATAGCGGTTTGTGTTGTCATAATATAATCTCCATAACTAGACAGTGTATTCATTATACACCATGTTCAAATCAATTGCAAGTGTTTTACCAACCTGCTTCCATATAATCTTGATAATCTTCAGAATCAATATCACCGCGAACCACATCCTTTAGATATTTCTTTTCATTTCGCCTTTGATTTTTCCGATGTTGTTTTCTATTACCATTACGGCTGATGTCTTGGTAATCTTCGTTCTCGTTGTAATTCTTATTGTTACCTTTATTTTTTTTGCGGGCCACTTTCTAAAACTCCTCTATATTGACCATTAAGTTTTTTAGTTTCTTATCTATGAAGTAATTTAAAATATTACTTCTATTTCCAATAGGTTCTTTTTCAAACTCTTCTAATACCAGTTCTCTAATACTATCAGGAATCATATTGAAATCAATCAATTTTTGATTTCGTTCCCAGTTATCTGTACAAGTCCATTCGGTAAGGTTTTCTTTCATTTCAGAAATTCTTTTGTCTCCGCATGGTTTCTGTCTCTTATCTGGATCTACAAACACATCATCTTCTGAAAGAATGTTTGGAATTCCGTCCGAAGAATCTCCCTTTAGAATATGATATGTCAAGAATTCTTCTGGATTTTCGCACTTTAGAAATTGCTTCTTTGTTGGACTGTATTGCGAAACATTAGGATATCTTTGAAGTTGTTGAAAATCTTTGTCGTTTGAAACAATTACGATATTTTCATCTGAATGGTACTTCTCGCACAAAATTGCAATAATATCATCCGCTTCTACTGTTCGGATCTTAAGATTTTTGTATGGGAAATTTTCAACCACTTCTTGGTGAATCATATTCATCACCTCATGGATTCTGTCCCAATCCACATCAGAAGCCTTTTGATTTTTGCTTCTGCTTGCTTTGTATTGTGGGAAGATATCCTTTCTCCAATATCTACCTCCATCATGGCAAATAACAAGTTCACCGTACTTATCTTGAAATTTTGATCTGTACATTCTATATGTGTTCAGCATAAGAGTCCGTACCATATCTTCATTGATATTTGGATCATACTTTATTGATTGAAATAAATTTGCTATAACTAATTGATTGTTGTCTAGTAGAATCACAGTTCTATCCATTGTTTAGTATCTTTATCTTCTATGTAAATGAACAATTTACCATTGGAAGAATCAAACCAATGATCACCATCATAGGCAACCTCTGGTTCATTATCACTATTTGTAAAATTCATAGATCGAGTTGAAGTTAGTTTTCTCCAACCCGACCTAGACTCTGGATGCAGTGGAGAATAACCCGAAGTTCTTCGAGTTGCGATATACTGTGCGCCCTGAAACTCCACTGCATCACCTTCTTCATAAACTCTTTCCGTTCCAGAAGAGTTTCTGATTTCAAATTCCCCGACAAATCTCGTTATATCGGTCATTTGGTTTTCATCTTTTCAAACACATCTTGAGTAGAACCAACTTTGGTTTTCTTCTTACGAGTAACCTTCTTGGTTGTCTTTTTCTTTGGTTTAATGATTGCATCTTTGAACATTTTAATCTTCAAGTCTGCCCATTGACGCATATAATCTCTGTCTTCTTGATTTCGATTGGACTGGTGAAAAAATAATTCTTCTACGATAAACTCGTACTTTGATTCTTTGTTCCAGTAAATCTGAACACGAAGGTCTTTGCCCCTTTCAAAACAAGGGTAATCATTCTTCGGTGCAAGTTTATAAACTCGAATCGAAATGTTTGGTGAAATCAAACTTAATGCTTGTTTCAGATACTTCTCATAAGAAAGGTTTGACTTATCAGAAAGTCCTGAGACATTCTCTTTTTTGATTTTCTTTTTCCTAGCCACAATTACCTCCAATTGACAATTTATGTAGCAATGAACAATTCTTCATTAATATTATTAGCGACACCCACAAGATACGAAAACGCTTCATATGGATCAACATTCGCGGAAGGTCTTCTGTCTTCTAGATATCCCTTACCATCATTCCTGACTGTGTAGAGAGGAATGCGAATGGATGCAGTTCTATCCAAAGAACCCCAAGTAAACTTATGTAGTGATGAAGTTTCATGTTCACCTGTAAGTCGTTTTTCGTTATCCGTACCATATGCTTCGATTGCTTTATCGTGATACTTCGCCATACCAGAGCAGATTAGATTCATATAATCCATATCTCCGTTTGTTCTCATATGCTTCGTGGAGAAGTTGATATGAGCGCCAGAACCGTTCCAATCACCTTCTACTGGTTTTGGACTGTATGAGATTTGAATACCCATTCTCTCTGAAAGTCTTTGTAGGAAATATCTAGAGATAATTAGATTATCGGCAGACTCAATTGCAGGACTTGGTTCTGTCTGATACTCCCACTGAGATAGCATCACTTCTGCATTTGTTCCCGAAATACGAATTCCTGCATTGTTGCAAACCATGGCATGAGATTCGATCAAATCTCGTCCAACAGCAACACTCGATCCTACTCCGCAATAATACTCACCTTGTGGTGGAGGAGTTTCGCTTGCGTATTCAGACCATCCAATAGGTTTATTCTTTACAGGGTCCATCAATGTAATTTCTTGCTCAACGGCAAACCACATATCATCTAGTTTAGTCTCTTTGATTCTATCTACTAGTTTTGCTCTTGTATTTGTTTCATGTGGTGTATCATCTGGATTTAGAACTTCGCATAGAACAACAAAGGACTGAGTTCTACCAGATTCTAGCGGGTTTGGTACAATCTTTACGGGTTTGAGAACACAATCGCTCTCGCCTGTTTCCGCTTGATTTGTGCTTGAACCGTCATATGACCATTCTGGAACTGAATTTACAAAATCCTTTGGTGACTTGATCTTACTCCTATCCCAAATCATATACTTAGTTTTACTTCTAATATTCTTTGGAGTGTGTCCATCAGTCCAAATATATTCAAACTTAGTAAGTTTTGGACCCATTTGCTGTTGTTGACCTGGGTTTTGCTGTGGTTGCTGTGGACGAGGAGGGGGTGCAGGAATCTCTTCTCCCTTTGCCCAGTTCTCTAGAACATCCTGTCTAAAACCACAAACCATATTACCACTCTTACCGTCAATAAAGAGAGGAGTTCCGCACTGTGCGCCATGCTTTGCCTTTACCTCATTTGCTCTCTTTGCGTCTTTTGGATCAGTTAGGTCAAGAGTCGTAATCTTGTGTCCCTTCTTTACCATTTCTTCTACAACCGGATCTGCTTTCTTACACCAACCACAATTTGGATTAGTGATGTATAGAAGTTCACTACACTTACAATCTTTATTCTTTCCACATTTACATGCCATATTTTTTATTCCTTTATGGTTTTCTAAAGACGAACACTGGTTCGTATTTTAAATATTTTCCGCTGATTTGACAGAAATTCTTACATTTAGGCTTTCCGTCTTCACCTACTCTATTTTGTCCCGGCATTCCTTCCAGTGCCATCTTCATTGTGTATTCATATATCATACCACATGATTCGAGGATGTCAATACTGTCCTGTTCGATTGGAAGATATTTCCCACTCACAAGAACATCTGCCACATTCCACAATAAATATCGGTCGTTTCTTAACCACTCAACACATGTCTCTAATGTTGGTCGGAGGAATCCGTCCCGCCATGACGCATACGACGATCCATACTTTTTGTAAGATTGGTTCTCGTCCTCCGAATATGCCTCTCTGTTGAAGTAAGGTGGTGAAGTAAAAATGAGGTCTGTGCATCCTCGATACTGTTGGAAATCTGGGTGTTTGCCAATTTCTTCCGATCCTTCCATGAATTGATGGAAAGTATTTGTTTCGGAAAAGAATGGATTTCCACGATAAGTTTTGGTATTGTAAAAATCAGCGAGAGACTCATACTTACTGCCAGAACCATCGTGGTAATGATTATCAGGATTAGGGTCAGTCCCAACATAGTGAATCCGGCGATCATCCCGAACACCCATAGCACCAAGTATGCGACCACCCCACCCGCTAGACGGATCGTAGATGACAATTCTTTCTTGTTCTTTGATATTTTCTGTGAATCGTTCATAAAGATACTTCGCCGTCATTGGAGGGAAATTCACTGCGGGTTGAATATACCCAATTCTAAATGATTTAAATCCCGCAGGAAAAACTTTTCTTCCTTGCTTATATATGCGAATAGCATACACCTTATCATCTGGCATGTCATTGATATCAAAAGTAGAGTGGTGTCGATATGACATCTTGTCTCTCCACTTCTCTACCTGTTCCTTCGTGAGTTGTAGAACATCATCCTGCTCTAACTGAAAGTAACCAGAGTTTGCACCCTCTCGAATCTTAATTTGTTCGAGTAGAAAGTCATGTCCTTTGAAGATTGCTTGGTTGTTAAAGAATGTTTCCATCCATTCGTCACCGCTATCAACCGATACGACTGCATACTTCTTGCTTCTCTTAATAGCAGAGAGTGCGTGTGTATAAAAAGAATCACGACGAAGGTGACGCATTGCACCCTTCACAACTTGATCAAGGCGATTATCATCTGCAACCAAATCATAGATGGAATATCCGTTGTCTTTTTCAGTGTAGTTGATTCTCGTCATAAACATATTTGAGAACCACTGGTCTACTTCAACTGCCATACGAGACTTGTTAATAATTACATCGTCATCCATGTCGGACAATTCATCGGTATGTGTAAACTGATGAACGGGATACTCTGCAATCTTGTTGAATGCGTCGATGATGTCCTGTTCGTCCTTACCCGTGCGTGGAGGACAACCATAGGTGTCCCATGCATCCTTCACTACCTTACGCATTTCAATCACCCACTCACGAAACTCGTCGGGTGTCATCTCAAGTAAGTCTTCAAAGTTACAATTCACATGTGAGTTTATCACATGCTCGTTACGCTCATAATAAGGTTTTGTTTTTATCATTTTATTCTACTGAAGTTATTCTTCTTTTCAAAGACGATATGATTCTGGAATTTGTCCGTCATCGTATCAGACTTATGACTTATTACAAATATATTAGCACGGCTTCCGAAGGATGTCAAGAGTTTTAAGAACTCTTCTGTACCAACGGCGTCAAGACTTGAATCAAATACTTCATCAAGAATCAACAGGTTACAGTTTACACTATTCTTTAGTCGTGCAATCTCACGCCATGCGAGAAGCAAAGATAGGTCGATACGCAATCGTTCACCTTCACTGAAACTGTGGTAAGAAAACTCATCACGATGGCGACTCTTGATTGTCTCGTTGAAGTTTTCGTCAAGATTAAACTGACAGAAGAAATCCATGTCGGAAAGATACTTGTTGATTAACTTGTTCATAATTGGCAAGTAATGCTTAATAATCTTTGCCTTGATTCCACTGTCCTTCAGAAGAGTAGAAGCAATAGCAAGATAATGTTTGTCTTCGACAAGTTCTTTTCTTCTCTCGACATGGTTCTTTCCTTCACCAATCAACTGATTGAGTTCGTCTTTTGTTTCTTGGACTTCTGTACCCTCAGTCAAAACAGAATCAATGTTCCTCTGCATCTTGTCAATGTATTGATTTGAAGCACTGATTTCATTCTGTTTTGTATAAATTTGTTTTTCGATATTCTGTACAGTGTTTAGAATGGTATTTATCTCTCCCATTCTTTTTTCTGTATCTTTTATATTTTTAAGAAGTTCATTTAGTTCATTCTCAATACACTCTTGTTCTTTACTATTCTCTGCAAAGACACTTTCTTTGTGATGTTCCTGTATGTCCTGCTTACATGAAGGGCATGTATCATTCTCCTGATAAAACTTAACATTCTTCTGAATGGTTTTTATCTTATTCTTGAGTTGAGTTTCATTTGATTCTAGTTTGATCAGAGATTTTGGAATCGTATCTTTGTCTTTTATTTGGGACAACATATTCTCTACACTCTTTTGTTGGTTTTCGATTTCTTCCTGAAGTTCTTCGATCTGCTTTTGAGATTCATCTATCTCTTGCTGATACTTGTCCACAGAATCATTCGACTTCTTTTCAAGAGCGTTGATTAGTTTTTGCTTTTCGTCTACTTTACTCTTTGCAATCTCAATCTTTGTATCAATATCCTTAACATATTCTTTTGTCATCTGAAGTCTTGCACGAACAAGAGTGTTCATAACAGAGAACACATCAATGTCGAGAAGATTTTCCACAACCAATCTTCTGTCTGCGGCACTTAGTTGCATGAAAGGAACATAATTTGAAGAACCAAGAATCACAACCTGACAGAATGACTTATATGTCATCTTCAGAATTTGTTCTTCAAGAATCTTCTGGTAGTCTTTTGCCTTTGCATCCTGATCTAACATTTCCTTGTTCTTGTATATTTCAAACTTCTTTGGTTTCAAACTACGAAATACACGATACTCATCACTACCAATTGTGAAAGTAATCTCTACCTCACAATCTTTATCATTGATTGAATTTGGTAATTGAGGAATGTTGATACCACGAAATGATTTTCCAAACAAAGCAAATGTAAGTGCGTCAAGCATCGTTGACTTACCCGCACCATTTTCACCAGAGATGAGTGTATTGTCATGTCGAGTAAAATCAACGGTAGTCTTATAGTTACCTGTTGAAAGAAAGTTCTTCCAACTTAATGTTCGGAATAATATCAAACTAAAGCCTCCTTGTACCAACTAGGAGTTTCTGAATAATTCCATTCTGCAAACCCAGTCTTCTCTCCAAGATAGTATGCACGGTATGCTTCTACTGCATCTGGATTCTTGTACTCATCAGGCATTGCTTGTGCGAATGGTGTGATAGAATCTGCGATTGGAATGTTTTTAGGTTTACGAAAACGAATGAGAGAAATCATATCTTCGCTTTTATGTACCTTCTTGTATCGTCGAGTATATTCCTTACATAGTTCGTATGCGTGTTCCACTAACCAGTAATAATTTTTGTTGTTCTCCATTACCCACTGTGTACAGGGATGTCCAACAAACGATGCTTTGTATAGCATTTCTTCCATCAAATTGTGTGGGGACTTCCATCTCTTGATTCGACGACCATTCTTTGAATAATCTGTCCATTCTGTTCCGTCAAGAACACGATGGGCAGTGGACAGCATTTGTGCCGACTCTACAATCATTTTTACAACATGCTTGTCACACATATCCCGTGCGGCGGTTTGTGGGTTATTATCCAATACAAAAATATTCACAGCGACAAACTCTCCATATAAAGGTCTTTGATAAGTTTTTTCATTCGAGTTTTATCTTCAACTTCATCAATAGAATCAATTTCATTATTTATCAGTGTAACAGTATCTTGAGCCAAGTCAACTATTTCTTCCTTAGTCCACTCAGAATCTATGATATCTTCTACAATTGTAATCTTTGCAACCCCGTTATCATACAACTTATCCATAAATCGGTCAAATGTGTATGGGTTTTTCTTTGACTCTACAAATATCTTAATATATGTGTCTTTTAAATTTGTGCAATCAACTGCATCAACATCAAAATTATCGTCATTGTCGTTATACCTTAGAGTATGAAACATCTTATATGGATTCTCAACAAAATCAATTTCTCTTGTTTCTGTATCGAGAACATGAAAACCTTTTGTTTCATTTAAATCTGCAAAGGTAATTTGGTATTGTGTCCCCATGTAATGGACATTTCCACTTTCCTGTCTGCAATGAAAATGTCCCGACAATACCTTCTCATATCGATCAAATATATTGGCGTCCATACCACCATCAAACTTTATACCACGCATCACATCATAACCACGAAGTTCAAGATGTCCAATCAAAATTGGTGCAGAGGCATTCTTAATAAAATCAACAGACTCCTGTTCATTCTCTTTGTTTATCCAAGGAAGTAAAGCAATATCCAAACCATCAAAATTTACAACCTCTGGTTTCTCATATAAATTCAAATCATTGCTGAATAATTCACGAATTGAATTTATCATATTTGTATTTCTATAATAAACATCATGATTTCCAAGAATACAATGTAATTCTATGTCTTGATCATTTATTCTGTCCATGAACTTCGTTCGTACTTGGTTCAATATATTAAAGTTTACAAACTTTCGTCTATCCATCAAATCACCCGCATGAATGATTGTTTTGATGTTATTTTTCTCCAAGTAAGGAAAGAACACATCATCAAAAAACTTCATGAAGTAATCAAAAAATAATTGAGAGTCGCCTCTCGCACCAAAGTGCGTATCATTTATTATTGCTATTTTCACTTACATGTCCTCTAGCGAAGAATCTTTAGTTTTTCTCTTCTTCTTCTTTTTCTTTGGAGTAAACTTTTCTATGTCTTGATCATTTAATTGAAAATGTTTGTGTAACATTTCTTTCGATGACAACTCATTTGGAACCGAAGATGATGTATCTTCAAAATGATTTTTAGTATACCAATTTTTGATTGTTCCATCATCTAACTGTTCCATTGCTTTATACTTTACATAATTTTGCTTCTTTTCCTTTTCAATTCTTCTTAAAAAGGCATAGTATATGATTTGAGTAAAGTATGAAAATGGGTTCTTTGATTTTTCAGGATCAAAATTATGTGCATACATTAGGCAGTTTTCAATACCATCTCCTACCATCTCATCCTTATAAGGATAGTTGATAAAGTTAGGTCGAAAAGAAAGATGCTCCGCAATATCCAAGAAACACTTACCGATGTATTCAGTCACTGGAGGACGGGGTTCATCGCTTTCTTCTGCTTCAATTACTAATTGTTTCCACTCAATCATTGCTTGGTAGAATTCTTTATTATCAATATAGTGATTCGCTGGTTTTTTGCTCATATTATAAACCCTTTGTTTTACCCATTATAATACATTAAAGAAAAATATAAAGATAAAAATCTAAAATTTGCGTTGACAGTTTTGTTTTTCTGTATTACAATCATCTGTGCCAACAGACATAAGGAACATAGTAATTACTTAAAGTAGTCTCTAGGATCTGAACTCCAGTCTGTCCATTTTGTGCCGTAATCTTCCCTGTCGGTTTCATCACTTGTATCTAAATCAGAAATTTTTGACTCGTCTTCGTCGAGGTTTCTATTTACCTTGCCGTTTAGAGTTTCAATTAAATCTAAAACATCTTCATGGTCTATGAGACCTGCATCAACTAAAGTCAGTAGTGCCTCTGGTGGAAGAAACATACTCATAGTTATGAAGTTTTTACTCTGAGGAGAAATACTATTTTTACTTTCCATTTCTTCTAGGTCTTCTAGAAGTTCTGGATTTTCATCAATAGCATCTCTCATCATATCAATTAAATCTTCAAAATCTTCTGGTAGCATGTCGCTTACGGATTTCATATCGGAACCTAAATCGTCCTTCATCATTTCTGTTAGATTTGTTATCTTAGGATCTTTCGGATCAACATCTTCTTTTTCTTTTTCTAAAGAATAAAGTTCCATCACATCTGAGGTCGGAATTAAATAAGTTGCAATATAGTCTTTTGGAATTTTTGTCTGAATCTCGTTTGTATGAGATAACCAATTCTTTAAAATAGTTAGTTCTTTTTGCTTACCAGTATATGGGTCCATTATTACTCTTGTCACAAATATCATAGGTCTCTCTATTACTATTTTACCCCTTTGCTCTCCCCTGAGTCGGGCAATAATTTGCTCTCCGCTTCTCAACTTTAGAATTCTATAGGGTGTTTTCATCGTAGCCTCCTATCATAATCGTATTTTAACCATTTTGAAAGAAAAGTTCTCTCTATTATATATCTTAATTCTCTCATCTAAATGTTTCATGGTGTGGTTAACATACTTTTTATGTTGTAAATTATCGCTTATGTCATATAGTTTTACTATTTCTTTTTTGTCAGATTTCCGTAAACCCCGTCCTATTGACTGTAAAACCCGAACAACTGACTTTGAGGGTGAAGAGAATATTATATTGTGAATATTTTTAATATTAATTCCGGTAGAACATGTACCGTATGATGCTACTAGAATGGCATTCTCTTCCTTGTCTATAATCTTTATGAATTCTCTCTGTTCTGTTTC